TCCTTACTGCGTGATTTCCTCAAAGCCGCTCTTGATGAGAATTGCCTTGACCTTCTCCTTCAGCAGACGGGGGCAGCGCTCATACAGAGCCTTTGCCTTTTCCATAGTCTCAGCAGACATAATTTCCTGTGCCCATAACATAGCCATCATAAATACCATCCTTTCGATTTTTTGTGTGATTTTACGCATAGACAGTCTCGCTCATCTCAAGCAGACACTGTTTCAGCATCTCGTTTTCCTTTTGCAAAGCAGCCAGTGTTTCAGGTAGCTGCGCCATCTGGGTCTGGGCGCTCTCCACCGTAGCAAGCCGCTCCTCAAATGTAGAGGTCGGCTTCGGTGCATCGGCAGGGTCTGGCTGCGTGCCTGCCTCCACCACAACGTAGGCCTCCGGCTGGTCGTCCATGCTCCACAGGGCCTCGCCCACGGCAGCCGCTGCATTGTGGGCGGTGATGGCATCCACAACGGCAGAATAGGCATCGCATTCTTCCTGCGTAATAACCGGCTTCTGTATCTTATATCCAGATTTGATCTCCATTTACGTTCACCTCACTTCCAGCGGCCATAGGCGATCCAGTTGACATATTCCCGACTTCCGGAAACAGTTATGTACATAGATGTTGTTGTTTTGTCATTAAAGCCAAAGCTCACATTGTCCGGGTACCTCGTTTGAAGCGACCCAATGCAAGAGTAATTTGCATTTGCAAAGGCAACAGGAAAATACGTTCTATCCATGTTGGTTCCCCAGCAGATCTGTGTTCCATCGGTATAGCGCACATAATAGGTTCCGCTGGTATAGACCGCTGAAGCACCCGCCGGGCCCTGCGGGCCGGTCGCGCCTGTGGGACCTCTGGCTCCCGTTGCGCCGGTGGGCCCTTGCGGCCCCTGTGGTCCAGTGGCTCCGGTTTCGCCCTTGGGGCCCTGCGCACCGGTATCTCCTTTGTCGCCCTTTGCGCCTTTCAGGCTGGCGATCCAGGCGGCTTCACTGCCGGTGTACCCCAGCTGAACAGCCAGCGCATAGGCCGACTGACCATCAAAGGCTCCGGCTTCCTTGGCCTGCTTCACGGCATTGGTGGCCGCATTGGCCGCGTTGGTGCTGGCTTGCTCTGCCCGGTCGGCATCGTTCTTTGCCGCCCCCGCACTGGCGGATGCCTCCCCGGCCTTGGTGGTGGCGGTGGAAGCGCTCCCCGCAGCGGCGGTGGCCTGCTGGGTGGCAGTGTTTGCCGCAGCGGTGGCCGTCTTGGTGGATTTGGCCACGTCGTTCAAGGCTGTGGTGCGGGCCCGTGCGATGTCCTGCAAGGCGGTGGTGTGCTCCGTCTCCGTGTCCTGCAGGGCCCGCTTGGCGGCGGTCTCGCTGGTCTTGGCAGCCTTCTCGCTGGCGGCGGCGTGGGTTTCACTCAGGGCTGCTGCGTCCTCGCTCTTTTTCGCCGCCTCTTCACTGTCCTTTGCCTTTCCCGCACTAGCCTTGGATGCACTCTCACTCTCGGCGCTTTTCTTAGCGCTGTTCTCAGATGCCTCTGCGCTCTTTGCTGCCGCTTCCTCACTTTTCTTTGCCGCAGCAGCACTGTTTGCAGCCTTTTTGGCATTTTCCCCGCTCACCCGCACGCTTTCTTCCATGCTGGCGGCAGAGTTCGCTGCTTCTTTAGCAGATTTGGCCGCTGCTTCCTCACTGGTCTTGGCCGCGTTCATGCTCTCCAGCGCCTGCTTGGCGTACTTCGTCACCTCGGCCACGAACTGCTCATAGATGCTCGGCGTAATGTTCTCGGTGGTCGTGTCGGTGTCGATGGTGTCATAGCAGGTGTACTTGCCGGGCTTGGTCATGGCAATGTAGCCGCTGTCGTTGATGGCCAGCAGCATCCAGGTGCCCTCTTTTTCCAGTGTCCAGCGGCGGTCCACCAGTACGCTGTTGTTCTCGTCCAGGATCTGCGGGTCCGGCAGGGTGCCGCTCAGCCGCTGCACATGCAGCGAGATGGTGCACACCTTCCACTCCTCCGGCACTTCAAAGTGCAGCCGGTCCACCTTGGCGCTCCGCACACCGCCCAGATACAGCGTCTCAATGTTTGCCCGAAACGTCGAACCATTGTCCTGCAGCTTTCTGATCTTTATATCCAGTTGGCTCACAATTTCACTCCCTTCACCAATCGGACGCACTCCGCCACTTTTGTGCGCCCTTCCTGCCCCTATCCTATCACGCCCCGCCGGGTGCAACTACCCCGGACATACAAAAAAGGGAGACCGTTCGGGGTGAACGGCCTCCCTTTCTTCTAAGCAGGGCTCCCCAAAAAAGAGCAGCAACGTGAACTTGGCTCCCCTACTAGGGGAGCTATCACGCAAAGCGTGACTGAGAGGTTCACCTCACCCCTGCCCACTCATCCTTGCTGCTTTTTGCCTGTTCCTCCTTTTTTGCCGCGTCCTTCACCCACTGGGCAAAGTTCTTCTCTTCGTACATCTGGCTGCCATCGGCCTTTTCCAGCTTCAGCAGCATCTGTTCCAGCTGTTCCCGGTCGCGGTCGTTGCCCGCCAGATACTCCTCCTTCACCGCATCGGTGATCTTGCTCTTGATCTGGCTGTCCGCTTTGCCCGCCGTCCGCAGCCGCCGGATCTCATCCTGCACGTCGCTGGTCCTGCCGGTGTCCACCGCTTCAGTCAGGTCATCGTACACGCTGCCCTCGGTGCCGCCCTTGTACAGCTCCTCGGCCTTGCTTTCAATGGCACCGGTCACAAGGTCGATCACCCATGTCCGCTTTTCCGCGTCAGCTTTGACCCCCTCCCGGATGCCCAGGGTCTCGTACATTTCCCGCACAAGCTGCTTTGTCAGCTCCTGGCGCTGGCTGTCTTTGCCCTCATTCCGGGCCCTGGCCGCCTGCTCTACTTCCGGGCTGTATTTCTTCAGCCGGTTCTTCAGCTGGCTGGCAATGGTCTTTTCGTCCTTGCCCATGGCTTCCAGCTTCGCCATAGCACCGCTGGCGTTGTCCGTGTCCACCTCGGCAATGGCGTTGTACAGCCGATCATACTGACCGGTGGCGCTGGCGGGCAGGGAATTCAGGCTCAGCTTCTCGCCGTACTTTCCGCCCGTCACCGCATAGGCTGCATTTCCGCTCCATTTCCATGCCGCTTCCAGCAGCTTTTCCGCATTCCCGGCCGGCAGCCCCTTCAGTTCCAGTCCGTCCTCCATAAAGGTCAGGGCCGCTTTCCGCAGCTTCTCGTGGTATGCTTCCAGCTCTTCCTCGTCCATCTCGCCGGTGTCGGTGGCCAGCAGCTTGTACAGCCGCATCGCCTCAGTTCCCAGGTCATTGACAGCACTCAGGTTCGGGGCACTGACCACATCATAGTCCTTGCCCCCGGCCACGTTGCCCACAAAGCTGTACAGCTCGCTGCCGTACAGGAACGTGCCTGCTGCGCTTCCCACATACAGGTCAGCGTACCGCTTCAATAAACTCCATGCGGTAATGTCGCCGTTCTCGTCCTGTTCCCGGTCCCACCGGTGCAGCAAGAAGTCCGCGCCGATCTTCATGGCCGCAAACACTGCCGTCTGCACGATCTGGCTGGTCACCGCTCGGTTCAGGTTCTTCCCGGCCCGTTTCAGCTCTACCCGGTTCTCCTCGGTGGGGTCTGCATGGCTGCGCTCCCGCTGGGCATTGTAGGCCAGCACCGCATCTGCCAGAATGCCGTAGTTCTGGAACCGCTGGGTCGTGAACATGGTCAGGGTCCTCACCAGTTCGTTGTCGCTGCGCTGGATGCCTGCCCGCTGCATCGTAGTGTAGTTGGGCTGGGTCTCCTCGATCACCCGCTGATACATCTTGTTCACGGCTTCCCAGTAGGCTTCGCTGCCTTTCGTGGCTGCACCCTCTGCAAACTCATTGGTATGGTGCTCCACATACCGCTTGGAGCCTTCCCACAGGGCCGCCACCGTGATCTCGTCCACGCCGTTGATCCAGCCGGTCACCCACTTGGGCAGCTTGTCCATGGCCTTTTCTGCCGCGCCCTGGCTCACGCCAATGCTGGCCAGTTCACCGCGCTGGCTTCCCCGCAGGCGGTATTGCAGCAGCGCATCCCCGTGTTCAGTGATCTCTGCTTCCAGCGCTGCCCGCTGCTTGGGTGAGAAGTTCTTTACAAAGGGAACCACCGCCGCCATGGTGTCCGCACCCAGCACAGCACCGGCGGTCGGCAGGGATGCCGCCTGCGCAATGGCCACGCCCGGGTTCAGCGTCAGGATAGCCCCGGCGTAGTTGCCCCGCAGCTTGCCCAGCGCCGTCATGCTGCTTTTCCGGGTTTTCCGTCCCGGGGTCTGCAGGTCGGTCAGAAGCTCATCCACATAGTTCACCGCATCGCTGCCCCACTTTTCCTCCAGAATGCCGTTCTTCAGCACCTTCAGTCCATCCTCGGTCTCGATCCGGCTGTTCAGCACCTTCTGCACATCCCGGATGGCCGGGGCCAGGCCCGCGTAGGCTGCCGTGTCCCGTAAGCTCCGCTGCACCACGTTATTGCATTCCTCCAGCAGGATGGGCTGTGGACTTTTCACACGGTTCTTCAAAAAGCCCCGTCCCTCAATGGTCGCATCCAGATGCAGCCCCTCGATCTGGGTCGACAGTGCTTTTTTGTTCACCGCAATGGGGTAGTAGTTCTTCACCACAGCCCGCTTGTAGCCCAGCAGCTTCATGCTCGTCTCATTGATCAGGTCGGTGGTGTAGCTCCCAAAGAAGTTCTCCATGCTCCCGATCCACGCCCGGTCGTAGTCGGTCAGGTTCTTTTCAATGGCACTCACAATGGTGTCCGCCATGGGCTTGCCCTCGCTGTCGGTCAGCATCCCGATCCGCACGGTCTGCCCCTTCTGGTAGGCTTCCACGATGTTGCCTTTGTTGTACTCCACTGCATCCGGCACAGTAAAGCCGCCGTTCAGCAGGTGCTCCTTGCTGTCGGCGTTCCGCAGGTGCATGTACAGGCTGCACATCTGGGCATGGGTGAGGGGTGCGGCCTTGCCCCGGTTGTCCTTCAGGCCAAGGTCTACCAGCTTTGCCCCCTTGCCTGCAAACTGTTCCATCTGTTTCAGGTTCTTTTTGCCTGTCACGTTGTCGAACAGGTGGGTTCCCTCCACAAGGATCTCCGTCTGCCGCCGCTGGCCGTCATTCAGCATGGTGCCCAGCTTCTCCATCTGGCTGTTCTTTGCGTAGCCGCCCAGCATCCGGAACACCCGGGTACCGCCCAGCATATCCAGATTGTACCTCGTCAGCATCCGCCGGAATTTTCCGTCATTGCCCTTGCTCCGGTTCACTTCCACCGCCGCTTCTCCGGCGATCTTGTCCACCTCCTCGGCCTGCTGCAGGCTCAGGGTCTTGTTTGCCGTCCGGATCACATGCAGTGTGCTGGTCGTAATGGCCTTCAGCATCCGCATCTGGTCCACCGTCATGGGCAGATAGGTGCGGTTCTCGGTCTCCCGGATCCGCTTTCTCAGCCGGTCGCGCAGCATCTCGGCCTTTTCGCTGTCCGGCAGTGCCTCGGCCTCTGTCAGCTGCTGGTTCAGCCGGTCAAGCTGGGCCTGCTTGCTGGCATTCAGGTCAGCCTTCAGGGCATCGATCAGGTTGGCAATACCGCTCTGTTCCCAGTCATTGCTCATCTCCGTCACCACCGGGTGGTCTGCATCCCCGTATTCGGCCCGGATGCTGTTTGCCAGCGCATCCAGCCGGTTCACGGCATTCTGGTTCAGCAATGTCATGTCCGCCAGCTTTGCCACTTCCAGCGCCCGCAGGATCAGCCGGGGCTGCACATATTTGTCCTTTGCAGGCCGCAGCACCATCTGGTTCAGCTGGGTGGCATTGGCCCGGATGCCCCGCCGCAGCTCGTCCTTCTGCCGACCGTCCCGGGCTTTCTGTACCCGCTTCTCAGCCAGCTTCTTGGCAATGGCAATGTCCTCGTCCCGCTGCTGCTGGGCTGCAGTGATGGCGATTGCGTTTCGTTCCGCCTGCTTTTCCTGCCACTCCTGAGCTTTGCGCTGGTTTTCCTGCTCCCATTCCAGCAGTTCGTTTTCCTGATGGATCAGCTGCCACTCAGCCCGATCAGCCCGGCGCTGTTCTCCTGCCACCTGGTGCGAAAGGTTCCAGTTCTCCCGCTTCAGCTGTTTGTTTTCCAGCCGGATCTCGTCCAGCATCTGCTGGCGTTCTTCCTTCAGCCGCTTCTTTTCGGCCTTCCACTCCCGTTCGTAGGCTTCCTTCAGCACGTCCAACTTTTCGGCCATGTCGCCGTAGTTGGCGATGTCCAGCCCCAGCGTATCCAGATTCTGATCCAGCAGCTTTTCTGCTTTTTCATTCCGCTTCTGCTGTTCTGTCCACTGCCGCAGTGCTTCATCTCGGCTTCCGTTCCGGCTGTTCTCATACATCCTCCGGTTGAACTCCCGGTTCTGCTCCTTCTGTACCTTCCGCAGGTCCTTCAGCGCCTGCTCCGCGTTCTCCTCGCCCACGGCAGCAGCCACAGCCTGGCGCTGCCAGCGCTGGAACCCGTCAAAGATGGCCTGTGCATCGGTCATCTCCGGCACGCTCAGGATATCACCCAGCATCCGGTCGGCCAGCTCCACTTTGGCATCCTCGTACTCGGCAGCATCTGCAAAGCGGCTCATCATCCTGGGCTTGATGGCATCGTGCACGTTCATCAGCACATCCAGCCACTCGGTGCTCTCCATGCTGGCCGCGCCGTCCACGCCTGCCGCCTGGGCCGCGCCCCGGAACAAGGCCGCTGCCCCTTCCTTGGTGCCGCCCATGGCCCGGGTGTCGTTGACGATGGATTCATACACTTCTGCCGGGTTGCCATCCCGCACACCCTCTGCCTGCCGCAGCTTCACACCGTGCCGCCGGGCCTCGGCCACCGCTTCGCTCCACGTCCCGTACCGCTTCACCAGCTCCGCCTTGGCCGGGCCGTCCTTGTTCACCGTGTAGCTCAGGTCGTGGTATTCCGGGTACTCGTCCCACAGCTCGGTGTTCCGGTAGGTGGCCCCGCTCAGTATTTCATCTGCAATGGTCTCAGACAGCGCGCTGGCCTTGCTCATGCTGGCCCCGTCCGCCGTCATGTACTCCACCAGCGCCCGGGTCTCTCCGGCAATCTTCGTCCGGTCGGCCCTGCTGCCGTTGGCCTTTGTCCACCGCACCGCCAGCCCGTCAATGGAATCCTGGCTGATCCGCACACCGTGGGTCACACCCATCATCTGGGCCAGCGTTTCCATTGCCGCACTGTTGTCCGCAATGGCCCGGCTTGCCTGCCGCTGGGTGTTCTTCCGCGCGTCCCGTTCCGCCTGTTCGGCTTTGGCCGCCAGCTGGTACCGGAATCGTGCCAGGCTGCTCTCTGCGGGCAGCTCACCGGTCTTGTAATAGTCCCTGATCTCCCGCACAACACGGTCAGCATCAATGCGGCCGCTGTACTCCTTGCTGGCTGCAACCCTGCCGTCGGTGGTGGAAATATCCAGCGTGAACTTTCTCTGTTCACTGCCCAGACTTCCCACCATCTCACGGATCTGTTCCAGCTGTGCAGCGGTCGGGGCTTTGTCTGCGGCCAGGTCAACACCCGGAGCTTCCGCCATCACCCGCACATTACCGTCTGCCAGGAACTTGTTCAGTGCGTCCGTCCCTTCCGATACTTCCGCCGGGCCGAACACACTCATAATTTCCCGGTGGTCGGTGTCACGGGTCTTATCATTCCGGGCAAAATCCAGCATCTGCCCATCCGGCAGGATGTATCCGGCCCGTTCAAATTCACTCGTCGTGCCAAACTGCTCCACGGCCAGCTGACGGCGATACTTCGCCGCACCGCCTGCTTCCTTTGCTTTGGCATCATAGACAGCCTGCTGTTTCTGCTTCTGTTCATTTCTCTGGTTTTCCAGCTTGGCATGGGCTTCCCGCAGTGCATTATTCACTTCACCGATTCGGTTTTCAAGCTCTGCACCGCGCTGGTTAAAGTCCTTCCGCTTTGCAAGGTACGCCTGGTATTCTTCACTGGCCTTAAACTCCTTTGCCTCGGCAGAGAACAAACCCAGAGATTTTCTCTTCGCTTCAATCTCCTTTACCTCGGCGCTGTTCAGCCAGTTTGTTCGCTCTATTTTCAGGGCGTTTTGCTGGTGTTCCAGTTCTCTGCTTTCTTTTTGAAGTGCCGTCAATTCATCCACGTTTCCAGCAGAGCCGTCACTCAGCTGGAACCGCACCGATTTCTTCACAGGTTCGCTGTTTCCCTTGCTTTCGGCATTTTCTTGTGCTATACTGTTTTTAGAAAGCAGCTTAGGGGCTTCATCGCCCTGCTCGGTTTTGAGTACCGTGGTAAGGCTGCTTTCTCTGGAAGCTTCCGGCAATCTGCTGGCATCGGAATTTTTTGTTTCGGTGACGGTTCCACCGGGGGCTTCCATAAAACTCTCCGGCAGACTACTCCCCGAATCTTCGGATTCCATGTGGGTACCACCGGAGAGTTCTATTTTTGTAAACGGCACACCTTCCATCTTGACGTTTTGCCCATGATAGGATATACTACCCATAGAACCATAGCGTTGCAGTTCGCTAGGCATTTGGAAGCCTAGTGTCCTAAGTAACGCTGTGGTTCTTTTTTTGTTTTCAGAGGTATACAGCACTTCGCTGTTCCGCACAAATCTCACAGGGTCGTTATCCTTGGTATAAGCACTGGTCGCCTTCTGCATATCCTGGATCACGATTCGGTTTTCTACTGGCTGAAGATCCAGCACGCACAGTACGGGTCTGCCATCCTGCGCTTTCACGCTTCCAAACAAAACCAGTCTGGTATTCTGTGAACCGGCACGCCCCTTATTCTGGCTGGAAAGCACCAGAATGGGGTCATCCAAAATTTCCGGAATGCGTTTGATCTCGTTCAACGTCATTTCCGGGTGTTGTTCCAGAATCAGGCTGATTTTATCGCCTTTCATGTAGATGTCATTTTCTCGTGCGCCCAGTCCCTGCAAAGCTTCCGCCGTGCTGCCCAGCACAAAGATTTCCCGGCTGTTTCGTCCGTCACGGTTCCACTCGTCAATGTCCTGTGCATAGCTCGGGTTAATGGAATATCTCACGCCCTGTCCTTCCGCCGCGCTCTCTGTCTTGAGGGCAGCGGCGTTTTCTTTTGCACTGCGCAGGTTGTCCATCGCTTTTTCAGCGTGGGCAAAGTATTCGTCCTGCAAAATTCTGCGCTCGTTCTCGGCCAGACGCTGGGCCTTCAGGGCCGCCCTGTTGTCTGGGTCAAGGGTCAGCACTTCCTTGGCCCGGCTGATGATGCCGCCCAGCATCTCCTTCACCCGGTTCATCACGGTGCGGATGGTTCCGGCCCTGCCGCTGTTCTTCTCGGCCTGCCCGCGCTGGAACTCTACCCAGCGCTTGAAATCGGATTCATTGGAGAAGATGCCCCGCCAGGCATCGCCCACCAGCTCCTCGGCAGCTTCCTCATAGGTCAGATTCTGCTGGGCATAGTCGGTCATCTTCTCCCGGATCATCTCGTCCACGGTCTCAAAGCCGCTGCTCCTGGCCAGATACAGCAGGGCATGGTCCTGCAAAGTCTTTGCTCCCTCGCTATCCAGTGCGTTGTACCAGTGGTAGTCCTCGTGCAGCACCGTGCCGAACGTATCCTGTGTACTGTCTCCAAAGAAGATCCGGGCCGTTTTTGTCTCCACATAAGCCTTCACGTTCTGATTATTCATCAACACATTCTTCATCACCGCCGTGGTGTCGGTTGCCGCCGCATTCAGCTCGATCACCTGGCTGCCAGCGTCATTCGCATTGCGCAGGGTCCCCTTGTAAATGGTCTCACCCCTGCCCGTCAGGCTCTGTTCCGTCAGAGTACCGCCCAGCTGGCTCTTGGCCCACCGGGTCTCTGCCGCATCCCTGCCGTAGGTGTAGGCGATCTCCAGCGCGTTCCGGCCCTTGAGGTTGCCCAGCACATAGTTCACGTTGGCCGCCATGCCGCTGCCGGTGCCCGCCAGCTCCAGCGCCTGGTCAAAGGTCTTCACGTCCTCCATCTGGCCCAGCCGGTACAGAGTGGATGCTGCCGCCGCATAGCGGTCACTGTCCACGCCTTCCGGCTGTTTCCGGCTGATCTCCTGCGCCGCCTTTTCGCCCACCTTCCAGCTCCGTAGCACCTGCTCCGTCCGGGCCTGCTTCTGGCCCTCCGTCCTCGGTGCTTCCATGCCGTAGGTCTCCCGCATCGGGCTGTTGCTGCTGTCCATCCCGTCAAGGGTGCTTTCTTCCACAGGGACCGACTGCATCACAACCTGCCGGTCAGCGCCATTCTGCGCAGTCAGACCAGTGTTTTCCGCACTGCCAAGGGCTAACGGGTTGCGGCTGTCAGCGCTTATGCGCTGACTGAGGGGTTCTGCGCCGTCCGCCACTGTTTCCGTGGGGCTTTCCACACTTTCCCCAGCGTTCTCAACAGCATTCTGCTGGCTGCGCTGTGCCGCCACTTCCCGCAGCATCCGCCGGGTAGCCGCAGCCGTGCTCGGCAACTTCACCCCATAGGCTTCCTCAAAAGCCGCGCGGTTTGCCTCGTTTCCGGCCTCCGGGGTGAACAGCCTGATGGTCTTGCCTGTCAGGCTGTCACCGGCCGCCGCTTCTGCAAACGTCTGCACAGCCAAGTTGTCCGATATGGCAGCAGTTTCCGCACTGTTGCCCTCAGCCGCTTGGTTCGCAGCTGTTTCCGTCTGTGCCTGCAACGTGAGCTTGGCTAACGGGTTGCGGCTCCCAGCGTCCCCTTCGGGCAAAGCATTGCCCTCGTGTCCTGCTGGCCGCTGCCCCAACAACTCCTCCCTGTTTCCGCCACTGGCGGCGGTCGTCGTCGTTGCCCTATTAGGGGAGCTGTCACGCAAAGCGTGACTGAGAGGTTCTTCCCCATCCACCTCCCCCGGTTCCCGCGCCAGCTCCTCCCGGCGCTGGTGTTCCTTCAGCGCCTGCTCGTATTCGTCCTGAGCGGCATACCTCTCCACGTTGCCCCGCAGGCTGGAATCTCCCGCGTTCATCCTGGAAAGCCCTGTGCCCACAGCGCCGCCCAGTGCACCGGACGCGCCGCCGGTCAGCCCCGATTCCAGCGCCTGAACCAGCGTGTCCGTGGTAAACATGGTCTGGGCAGCTTCGCTGTCTCCCAGGGCCGCATCAATGGCCTTGTCGGCGTAGGTCTCCACAAAGGCCTGCACGGCGTTGTCAATGCCGCCGGAAATGGCGTTGGCAACTGCCGGATGTGCCGCCGCAAA